TAGAGGAGAGTGAAGATGAAGTATGAAGAAAAATATAAACAACTATGCGAAGCATTAGTAGGTATAGATGCTACTGAAAGATATAGTCATGAAGAGATAGTAGACTATGCTTATAAGCTGAAGGATATAGAGGAGAAATCTTATGACAGTAAGAAAACTTAATGACGAAGGGCAGATAGACTTAGCAAGAGAATATATTATTGATATGTTTGAAGAGTTACAGGACAGAGTATCTGTGCCTAATATGGTAATGGCTATGCAGATGCAAACAGCAGACCTTGCATATGATACTGCACCTAGTCATACTGTGGCTACGAGTATGCTATTAGAAGTTATTAATATGAAACTTAGAATGGAAATGGAATAAGGAAAGGAGGACTTAGTAGATGATTAAATATATTATATATACACAAAAGAACTGCGAGTATTGTGTCAGAGCAAAGTCATTACTAGATGAAGCAGGAGAAGTATATGAAGAAAGATTATTAGATAATTTACCTAAGATAAAAAGATTTAGAGAAGCAGGACATAAAACTGTACCACAAATCTTTCTACACATAGGTGGGTTTACAGAACTAGAAGAATTTATGTTTCCACCAGAGATATCTTTTGATTCAGATATGCCTATTGATACTAGACCTAGTGCAAAGGTAATACCTTTCAAAGGAAAGATAGGTGCTATCTCTGGAGACAAGGAGGAAGAATGAAATACAAAGTAGAAATAGAATTAGATTTTGATAGAAGACCTAGTAAAAAAACTGTATTAAACAAACTGTTTGATATATTAAGAGATGACAAGGTTGAATATAAATTATATAAGTATAACAATAGGTTATACGATTTTGTTCAGAGGAGAACTTAACTATGATAAATATAACTAGAGATTTAATAAAAGTATTTTTAGCATGTATAGTATGGTATTTATTGTGTTTTACATTACCACTAATTGTGTTATAATAGTATGTTGACAAAAGAATATAAATATAGTATTATTAATTATAAATATATAAATAAAAATTATGTATTAACTAATTATGAGATATATAACAAAATGAAAGAAGAAAATAAAGATATATCTTGGGCATACAATATATGTTTTATAGAAAAATATTTAGGTAAAAAATGATGTATGTAATAGCTTTATATAATCCAGAGATAGATGAATTACCAGATGTATATGAAGAAGATGGTAAAGTAAGATATTTTAAATCTGATATAGAAGCAGAAGATTTTTTATATAGTTTATATATTAAAAATAATATATTGATTAGACCTTTATTAGATGACCATATGATATTAATGGGTGTTCAATGATAGAACCTACACTAATAAATGCTTTTGTCGTTGGTTTAATAGTAGGTATGTTTATTATTTTACTTGCGTATTTTTTAACGAGGTTATAAATGAAAACAAATATAGAAGAAATGCTAAGAAAAAATGTTAGAGATTTACAAGAACAAAATAGAAATCTAATGGTAAGAGTTAAACAATTAAATGATGAATTGTTTGAATTAAAAACAAATAAAAAATATAAAGGGTGGGTAGAAAATCCAGATGCTGCTCATATTAAAGATGAGTAAAGATAGAGAAAGAAGATTAAAAGCTACAGGTAAGTGGTTTAAAAAAACAGAACAAAAAAACTTATTGACAAATCATATTTTTCCTGTACTATTAATAGTAGGATTTATTTTTTATATTATTAATCTGTAGGAGATAACGTTGACTAAAAATTTATGGGATAAAGAAAGTAAAACTTTATTTAGAAAGTATTACAGAGAATATAAAAGTGAAGGGTATGATGACAAAGAGTCAAAGAGATTAGCTAAACAAGATGTTAATGTTGTGCTAGGAGAAAGAATTGACTTTGCTGAATTATTATATAAAGATAAATTAAATGATTATAATTAGAGAGGTAGTATGTATTCAAGTAAATGGTTAGACAGAGGTCCTTGTCCTAAGTGTGGGTCTAGTGATGCCAATGTCAAACATGCAGAAGGATACAGTTATTGTTTCTCTTGTGAAACTAGATTTGGAGAGGGTGAAGATATGAATAATGTAACACCTATGCCTGTTGTAGAAGCTAGACCTTTGACAAGTGATGGTTTGTATGCAGACATAGTAGAAAGAAAGATAAGTAAAGACACAGCAGAAAAGTTTTGTACAAAGATTACAAGAGATGGTACAGTAACTACCAAACACATTTATAAATACTATGATGTAAATGGTGGTCACGTAGCTAATAAGATTAGAAATACATCTAACAAACAGATGTGGACTGAAGGTTCTATTCAAGATGCAATATTATTTGGACAGAACCTTTTTAGTTCTGGTGGTAAATATGTAACTATAACAGAGGGAGAAGTAGATGCTATGTCTGCCTATCAATTGATGGGTAGCAAGTGGGCATCTGTATCTGTTAAGACAGGAGCAGGTGGTGCTTTGAGAGATTGCAAGTCAGCTTTTGAATACCTAGATAGCTTTGAGAATATAGTTATATGTTTCGATATGGATGAACAAGGCAGAAAAGCTGCCAACAAAGTTGCTCAATTGTTTTCTCCGAACAAGTGCAAAATAATGTCTATGGAGTATAAGGATGCCAATGAATACCTTAAGATGGGTAAAAGCCAAGCCTTCAACCAAGCTTGGTGGTCAGCACAACCTTATACTCCTGCAGGCATTATGAACTTACAACAACTAGGCTCTTCATTATTTACGGAAGAGTATTGTGAAACATGTTTGTTTCCTTGGAGTAAGATGAATGATAAAACTTATGGAATGAGAACAGGAGAACTAATAACATTTACAAGTGGTGCAGGTATGGGTAAGTCTTCTATTATGAGAGAGCTTATGCATCACTTGTTCAGAAATACAAAAGATAACGTAGGTATATTAGCATTAGAAGAAAGTGTAAAGAACACTGCATTTAATATTATGTCAGTAGAAGCTAATGCTAGACTATATATAAAAGAAGTAAGAAAAAATTATACTCAAGACCAATTAGATAAATGGCAAGAAGATACTATAGGAACAGGTAGGTTCTTTGCCTTTGACCATTTTGGTTCTATCAGTAATGACGAGATACTTGCTAGAGTTAGATATATGGCACAAGCATTAGATTGTAAATGGATATTTATAGACCACTTATCTATTCTTGTTTCTGGACAAGAGGAGGGAGATGAGAGAAAGTCTATTGATGTGCTTATGACAAAGCTACGTTCTCTTGTAGAGCAGACAGGTATTGGTATGTTACTTGTATCACATTTACGTAGACCTGCAGGTGATTCTGGTCATGAAAATGGTAAGGAGATAACATTATCACATCTTAGAGGTTCTGCATCTATTGCACACTTATCAGATAGTGTAATAGGTCTAGAAAGAAATCAACAAGCAGAGGGAGATGAAGCTAATACTACAACCATTCGTATTCTAAAGAATAGATACACAGGAGAAACAGGTATAGCTACACACTTGTATTACAATAGAGACACAGGTAGATTAACAGAGGTTGACAATCCTTATGAAGCAGAGTATAATGTAGAAAATAAAGAAGAGGTACCTTTTTAATGAAGTGTTATAATTGTGGAACAGAATTAATATGGGGTGGAGACCATGATTGTGAAGATAATGAAGACCATACTATCGTTACAAACTTATCTTGTCCTAATTGTGATGCTTTTCATTTAGTTTATTGGGGTCATAAAGAAGATAATAAACAACAGGAGATAGATTTTGAAAGTAGTTCTTGATATAGAAACAGATGGTTTTAATCCTAGCACAATACATTGTATCGTTGCTAAAGATATAGATACTAATGTTATAACTACTTGGGACCCAGGTATTATGTATGGTTTTAAAAATTGGTCTAAGAATGTAGATACATTTATAATGCATAATGGTTTATCTTTTGATGCTCCTGTTCTAAATAGATTACTAGGCACTACTATTAGACCATCACAAGTATTAGATACATTAATATTATCACAGTTATTTAATCCTATGAGAGAAGGTGGTCATGGATTAAAAGCATGGGGAGATAGATTTAATTTTCCTAAAGGAGATATAGGTAGCTTCTCAAAATATACAGAAGATTTAAGAAAGTATTGTATACAGGATGTAGATATAACTCACAAGTTATATGAGCATTTAAAAAAAGAAGGTAGAGGTTTTTCTAAGTCATCTATTGATTTAGAACATCAAGTAAAAGTTATACTTGACCAACAAGAAAAAAATGGATTTGCTTTAGATATAAAGAAAGCAATGTTGCTACTTGGACAACTGTCAGATGAAGCCAGTCAGTTAGAAAAGTGGGCAATAGAAAGGTTTGAACCTACGAAAGTAGAACTAAAAACAAAGACCAAATACATACCTTTTAATATAGGTTCTAGACAGCAGATAGCTAACAGACTTATGGCTATAGGTTGGAAACCTAAAAAGTTTACAGATAAAGGTAGTGTAATTGTAAATGAAGATGTATTAGATACTATTGATATACCTGAAGCTAAAAAGTTTTCAAGGTTCTTTTTATTACAAAAACGTGTTGCACAAATCAAGTCATGGATTGAATCATTTAACGATAAAACTGGTAGAGTGCATGGTAAAGTAATGACACTGAAAACTATAACAGGTAGAATGGCACACAATAGTCCTAATATGGCTCAGATACCTGCTGTTCGGTCTCCCTATGGTAAAGAATGTAGAGAGTGTTGGACAGTAGGTAATATATATACTCATTCCATAGTGGGCACAGATGCTAGTGGATTAGAACTTAGATGTCTGGCTCACTTAATGAATGATAAACAGTTTACTGATACCCTACTAACTGGAGATATACATACTCATAACATGAATATGGCAGGTCTTACAGATAGAGACCAAGCAAAGACTTTTATCTATGCATTTATGTATGGTGCAGGTCCTGCAAAGATAGGTCAGATAGTAGGAGGAGGTTCAAAAGAGGGAAAGGTGTTGATAGATAGATTCTTAAAAAGTATGCCATCCCTTAAACGTGTACGTGATATTGTAACTAATACTGCTCAAAAACATGGTGTTATAAAAGGCATAGATGGTAGGTTATTGCGTACACGTAGTCCACACTCTGCTCTTAATACTTTAATACAAGGTGCAGGAGCAGTTGTGTGTAAGTTGTGGTTGGTAAACATTATGAAAAGAACTACGTCTTCTAACTTAGATGTAAAGTTAGTTGCTAGTGTTCATGATGAATATCAGTTTGAGGTTGTAAACAAAGATGTGCAGGCATTTTGTAAGATAACTAAGTATGCTATGAAAGATACTGAGAAACAATTACAAATGCGTTGTCCATTAGATAACGAACATAAGGTGGGAAAAACATGGGCAGAAACTCATTAGAACCAAGTATTGAAAATCGTAAAAAGTTTGATATAGATTTACAATACGGAAAAGTAAGAGAGAAGAATGTAGCATCTATGTTACAAGACAAAAAGATTGAAGTTAAATCTGAAAGAGATATGTGGCAGCGAACAGGTAATATTGCAATAGAGTATCAATGTTATGGTAAACCTAGTGGTATTGATGCTACCACATCTGACTATTGGTTTCACAATCTTTGTATCGGTGAAGAAACTTTTGCTACTTTGGTTTTTAAAACAGATAGTCTAAGAAAGATAATTAAAAACTTAGATAATAAAAAATCAGTATCAGGGGGAGATAACAATGCATCTCGTATGTATTTGTTAAATATACAAAAGCTTTTTTCTTCTGATGTAATAAAAGCTTTTAAAGAAAGTGCTTGACATATTGTATATGTTTTGCTATAATTATATTTTTAACTATGAAACT